ATATAGTTAAGATGCACCAAGAAGCTGAAAAGCTACTAGGTCGTCAGTCTTCTGAAGTAGGTGAACTTCGTAAAGTCGTGGATGATTACATTAGTACTCAAACACAATCAGCACCTCAACCACAACATGTTGAGCCTGAAGACGATATAGACTATTTTACAGATCCTCAAGGTGCCGTAAATCGTGCAATTGAGAATCATCCTAAGATACGTGAAGCAGAACAGTACACAGCAGACTATAAGAAACAGTCTACTTTGGCTGCTCTAAACAACAAGCATCCAGATATGCAGCAAATTCTTAGTGATCCTAAGTTTGCTGAATGGATCAAAGCTTCCAAGATTAGGACTCAGTTATTTGTAGCAGCTGACCAACAGTACGACGCTGACTCTGCTGACGAACTGTTTACACTCTGGAAAGAACGTAAAACAGTAGCACAGCAAACTGCCAAGGTTGAAAAACAGGCACGTAAGCAGACACTTAAGGCAGCTAATACAGGTAATGCACGAGGCAGTGCTGAAGGGACACGTAAGAAAGTATATCGCAGGGCCGACATTATTAAACTAATGAGAACTGACCCCGAGCGTTACCAATCCTTGTCAGAAGAGATACTGACAGCATACGCAGAGGGTCGTGTAAAATAATCTAGGAGATTATCATGGCTACTGTACCATATCCCGGCGCCACCGGAATTACCGGCAAAACTGAAGCAGGAACTTTCATCCCAGAAATCTGGAGTGATGAGATCATTGCTGCTTACCAGAAGAACCTCAAGATGGTTCCTCTTGTAAAGAAGCTTGGCATGACAGGCAAGAAGGGCGACAAGCTCCACATCCCTAAGCCTACTCGTGCAGACGCAAGCGTCAAGGCTGAGAACGCTGCTGTTAACATCATTGCTAACACAGAGAGCGAAATCCAAGTAGACGTTAACCGTCACTTTGAATACTCACGTCTGATCGAAGACATTGTTGAAGTACAAGCACTTAACAGCCTCCGTCAGTTCTACACTGAAGATGCTGGTTACGCTCTTGCTACTAAGATCGACACTGACCTTCACGCTGTTGCTACTGGCTTCGGTGACGGAACAATGACTCTGTCTCCAACTGCTACTAGCTACCAGACCAGTGCTGCTTTCTTCAACAACAACGGCACTACTGCTGCGTTTACTGGACAAGCACTCCCAGTTAACACTGAGTTCAGCGACGGATTCTTTCGTGACATGATCCAGAAGCTTGATGACAACAACGTACCTATGGAAGATCGTTGCCTTGTTATTCCTCCTTCTGCTCGTAACTCAATCATGGGTATCGACCGTTACGTGTCTTCTGACTTCGTATCTGGTCAAGGCGTTCAGTCTGGCCTCATCGGTAACCTCTACGGTGTAGACGTATACGTGTCTAACAACTGTGCAACTATTGCTTCAGGCAAGCGTGCTGCTTTGTTGTTCCACCGTGACGCTGTAGTCCTTGCAGAGCAAATGTCTGTACGTTCACAGACTCAGTACAAGCAGGAGTACCTCTCAACTCTGTACACTGCTGACTGCCTCTACGGTGTCCAAGCATACCGTCCAGAAGCTGGTTTCATTCTGGCTGTCCCAGCCTAAGAAACTCTTGGGGGTCTTTATGGCCCCCTTCTTCTTTTTTGATTTAGCTAGGCAAGAGGAAACTTAGCCATGTCCAACTACACAAAGACCACTGACTTTGAAGCAAAGGATTCCTTGCCGTCTGGTGACTCAGGTAAGATCATCCGTGGCTCAGAGTTTGAAACAGAATTTGACAACATCGCAACAGCGATTGCCTCTAAGTCAGACGCAAATAACCCAACATTCACAGGCACCGTTACTATTGACGGGCTTACTGTCAACGGCAATACAGTTCTGGGCAACGCCGCTTCAGACACTGTAACCGTTACGGCAGACATTGCATCTAACCTTCTCCCTTCTGCTGACGACACCTATAACTTAGGAGCAGTCGGCGCAGAGTGGAATGATCTCTTTATTGATGGCGTAGCCAACATTGACAGCCTTGTGGCTGATACTGCTGACATTAACGGCGGTACGGTTGATGGTGTAACCATTGGTGGTTCTTCTGCTGGTGCTATTACAGGTACAACCATTACTGGTACTGGCTTTGTTACTTCAGGAAACATGACCTTTGGTGACAATGACAAAGCTGTGTTTGGTGCTGGCTCTGACCTACAAATTTATCATGATGGTAGTCATAGCTATGTAGACGACCAAGGTACAGGACAACTGCGGCTCAAAGGAACAACACAGATTCAATTTCTGTCGGGCGCCAACGATTACATGGCAACAATGGTTAACGATGGCGCTGTCAATTTATACTACGACAACAATTTAAA